CATCAGTCTCAATTGATGTGATGTTGTATATATTTGTATCCCATAAGATACGCATTTTCTGCGTCAGCCCTGGAAACCAGCGCATATTGATACGAGCAGCAATCTCGCCTTGAGTTGCACCAGATTCGACAAACTCACGGCCAGCGCCAGTCAGCACTTCAGCCGGTACTGCGTCAAGGATTGTGCCATCATCAAGAATGGCAGTTTCCCAGCCGCGTGTGATAGCGCCAGTATTGGTATCTTGCACCTCAACTAGCTCTTGTACGGTTATCCGATGGCGTAAGCGATGTGCAAGCATTTACACACCCATTTCGATACGATACGGCATTAGCTTAGTCTCAGCAGCAGAGCGCAGCTTAGGAATGTCATCTGGCGGTGCTTGGTAGTTGGCTTGAAGTAGTAGCAGAACACCAAGGACAATGCCATAAGGCAATTCAGTCCATTCATCAAGCGCATCAACATTAAGAAACTGCGCCGCTTCATCTTCAGCGGCATCTAGCAACAGTTGTAGCTTGTCGTCATCCGAGTTGTGGATAACGTCCAAAAATGACTTTGCATCTGTAAGTGAAATTACGCTCATTTTAAGACCTTTCTTCCCATCGTCCAGTAAAGATGACGGTTGCTGTTTTGTTGCCTACGTTAGTAAGCACATAGTAATACGTCCCTGGACCTACGCCACGCTCTTGAGTTGATCCATCAACGACATTGGAGCCTTTATTATTGGCTACCACGCGAACTAAATCAATCAATGTACCGCCAGTATGTGCGCCATCATAATCAAGTGTGACTTGACTTGTAATGTTAGGCGCATCTGTCATTGTGTTGCGACGAATCACCGGCATGGCGGTCCAAGGTCCAGATGCTGTTCCACCAACCTTGAGCTGCATTTCAATCGTTGAATCTTCTGTATGGAATGATGTGTCGTACAGAATGATATTTACACCAACTGTTGCACGAATTGTTGCAGTAGCACCAGAAGCAATTGTCAGTTTTTGGAAGGTGCGAAATTCTTTGCCAGCAAAGAAGCTAGTCTGGGCAATATCAACCCGCAGACGTGCATATGCTCCGTCATCGTCAGTCATTAGAACTTTAGGAGGATATGCCTCTACGCGCTCTGCATGAGTGCCATCGCCACGGTCAATAAGCTTTTTGACCGTGTTGCCTAAGACTCGGAATATCTTGTCTGCCATAGCACTTCCTCAAGCGGTTTCGTCTTAAATGCAGTAATAGCTGTTCTACGGCTACAGTTTATCACGTTGATATGCAACTGTTGCTTCAGTTCTTTGAACTGCTCAGGCCACAAATGAGATACGCCAGCATTAGGTAAGCCTTTAATATGATCTGGATGCCAATGGGCTTTGCCTTTGTCTTTTGTGGCGTCATAACCAATCAAAATAACTTCTGCTGCACCAAGTTTCTGCGCTAAAAGAATAGCCCCAGCGCCTGAGTTCTTTGGTTTATTGAGATTGACCCGTTTGGCAATTTTAATGCCGCCAGAAATAGTGTACTTTTCACCAGTAAACTTTTCTTGAGCATCAAACCCGTAGGCTTGCCACCACATTGCGTCTATTGCAAATAGGTAATCAGCCCACGGTGCTATTTGATAACCATTATTTACTACGATGACTGCTTTGGCTTGCGGCCCCGTTTCTTCTCGCCATTTTCTGACTTGTTCAACGTCTGCTGCGGTAAGACTGGGGCCACTTCCAATGCAGACGATTCTACTTCCTTGCAAGCGGCCTTGGTGGGGTTTGATGTGTCGTTCTGAATAATGACAAGACCGGCACGAGATAGTGCCACAGCCTGATTCTCAGATACACTAAACACGTCATTACGCTTGCGTTTACCGTTGTGCTCAAAGCTACTTAAAGCGAGTACGTTTGGCATTTACTTCTCCGTAGAATTGAAAAAACTCCCGCCTTTTGAGCGGGAGTTCCTATTACAGCATGGCTAGGTTAAGCCGTTGCTGGCAGACCGTCAAAGTCACCCTTAACCAGAGCTTCAGGGCGGTAAACGGTAAGGCCGACACGTTCTTCGCAGAGGATCGTGACCATATTCTTAACGAAGTTATCACGATCTTCAGTCGATACCGTGACGTTGACATCTTCACGATCCCAACCTTGAGCGGCTTGACCAAAGTTACCGACCAGATAGTCACCGGCATCCATCGACTGCGTTGCCACAACCGGACGACCCCACAGGCCAGGAGCTGCAAGGCCAGTAGGTGTGGTGAACAGGTACTGATTGTCAGTCGTCTTGGTCAGCTCGATAGCAGCCCAGTCGATTGGCGACAGAACGATGCCATCAGCTTCGTACTCGGCCAGAGTTACTTGCAGAAGAGCAAGGCGCAGACGATCAATGGCAGTTTCAGCTTGTACGGTTACGCCAGGATTGGAGTACGCCGTAGCTTGCGTATACAGACCGTTGATATTCAGGCCAACGCCGCTACCCTTCAGCAGTTGAGCTTCTTCTTTCAGCTTCAGGCCAAAACGAAGGCGACCATCAATGTAGCTGGCCAGCATACCTGCATCTGCCAGAACCTGCTTCGAAGCATGGATCCAGTGAGCGATGGTAGCAACAGGTGCGCTATCCATTTCAAAGGTCAAGTTCGATTCAGGCTTGTTGGTAGTTGGGTTTTCGCTAACAACATTGGCGTTGTTGGTGAAACCAGCTTCACGAACGTACTCAATCGAGTTCGAGTTGGTGCGGCCCCAAGTCAGCAGGTCACGGATAGTCAGACGCTGTTGCGGCTCAATAATCATGCCAACTCGAGTCGGCTGGATCAGATCACCGGCAGAACCAGAGCCGCTGGTGATGACAGCATTGATACCCGAAGTGAACGAGCCTTTGCCGCGAGCAGCAAATGCGTCAAAACCTTCGGAAGCAATGAACTGTTCGCCCATCGACTTCGGTGCAGCAGCTTGACCACCATTGGTGTCCAGCTTAACCATCAGTTGTTCAGCGGCTTGCAGACGAGCCGACAGCTCACCTTGCGTTACCAGCAGCTTATCAACCGATGCCTTGGTTTCTTCCGACATCTTGGCATGGTTCTTGATGTCGTTTTGGCTTTGCTCTGCAAATGCCTTCAGTTGGTCGCCTACCGACTTAAGGTCGGCCTGTACTTGCTTGTACTCTTGATCTACATTACTCATTTTAGAATCTCCAAAAGATTAGATGACAGTGCTTTTGCTTCACCTGTTGCCAGGTAGTTGTCAGTAGCGTTTTGCGTACTGTCACCAGTAGCGTTGCGCGTACTGGTTTTTACTTCATTAAGCAGTTTGCGCCGCTCAGAGCGAGGCATCCCTGCTTTTGCCAGTGCCACATCAAGGATTGCAGCAGCACGAGCTTGTTCGTTTTCTTCTTCACGGATCTGATCTGTGTCTAGCAAAGCGTCCGCAAAACCCTTTTCAACTGATTCTTCACCGCCGATGTATGTTTCACCATCCATCATTGAAACAATATCATCAGTTTTTAATCCAGTGCGGTCAGAATAAATGCCAGCCATTGATTTGTCAAATGGCTCCAGATAATCTGCAACTTCTCGTAGGTCAATTCGATTACCCATCGCATAAACCCATGCGTTGTGAATCATAATAAACCCAGATTTAGAAACTTGTACTTCATCACCAGCCATTGCAATAATCGAAGCGGCAGATGCTGCAATACCTAAAACCTTAACGGTAATTTTGCCGTCATGCTCACGCAGAAGGTTATAAATGGCTAAACCTTCAAACATACTGCCGCCAGGACTGTTGATATTGACGGTAATATCTTTGCCTTTCATGCTGGCAAGCGATTTGCTGATGCTTTTAGCGGTTACGCCTTCACCAGTCCAGTAATCTTCACCAATAGTGTCAAAGATATTGATGGTGTTTTCATCTGATTGAGCAGCAATACGCAGTCCAGGCTTCCAACAATCTAACGCTTTAGGCGATAAATTAAACTGAATTTTGTTGAGTTCCATAGTTTTCCCCTAAGCGATCAATCGGAATCAAGGCTGATTGAACCGTTAAAACATCGGCATTACCGCCTTTTGCCGGTAGATTTTCCTTAATTCGGCCTTCATCTCGCGTCATTAGACCATTATTCACCATTTGTGACAAATAATTAGCTCGACCAGTGCTGTCAGCACGAAGCAAACCTTCTAGGCTAAATTCAACGTAATACTTATGCTGGTCAGCAGGTGAAAGCCACGACATATTGATGTATTGCTGCAATCTAACAATCCAAGGCAGCAATGTGAACGTCAAAAAACCAATCATTTGCTGTTCAATGCCGGTTCCCCAGCTAGTTGAGTTGGATGTGTGTCCAACCATGTGTGGAGGAACTCGAAACCAGCGGCAGATTTCTTCTACGCTGAAGTTACGAGATTCAAGCAATTGAGCGTCTGAAGGCTTGATACCGATGGTTTTTGCGTCCATTCCAGCTTCTAGGACAGGTGATTTACCTGCATTTAGCGCACCTGAAATTGCTGCAACCGTAGCGCGGAAGTCTTCTCGCTGCTCTGGCTTGATAATGCGGTCAATAGTAAACGCAACTGTTGGTGCTAGACCATGCTCAAATGTGCTGTTTGCAGCATTGACTGCGCCAAGTGCGGAGCCAAATACTTGTGCGCCGTATTCAATGGTGCTGACACCCCAGTCACCATCAAGTGTAAAGCCTGGGACTCTGAAAATCTGGTCAGCAGGTATTTCTTCCTGTGTACCATCTTTGAGGATGTAGCGATAACCTTTGTCGCCATTTGACTTAAGGTAAACAGTCAGCTTATTTGGCGATAGAAACTCAACTGCCACCAAACGACCGCCGATTTTGCGAAACCGCGCAAAACCATTGCCGCGAAGCAGCATCGCAGAAATAAGAGCCTCCCAAAACACTGCGGGAGGCGTATCTACATTAGGACGGATGTGTACTAGCGGGTAAATCGGATGGTTTGTGGCCTCTTTTCGACCATTTTCCGTCTTTTCGTACACAGTACACGGCAAAGTTGCGATTGTTTCGCTGATTAGGCGTACACATGACCATACAGCAGATAGCTGCATCATGCTCTTTTCGTTGACTGTTTGCCCTGCGGCTGTGGTTCCAAAGTTCTGCCAAAAGGCTGTATCACTTAAACCGATAGGAACGCCCAGCCAATCCAGTAGTGCTGCTTTAATTTTGCCAGGTTTCTTTGTCTGTTTCATTTAGACTCCTATCGGGTCTGCGATAAATGATGAGAAGTCGCCATCATCGTCCTGATTATGATTAGGCATCATTCCAATTGCCATGGCAAGCGCAACCATACCATCAATTCTACCACTAGCCTTTGATTTAGCGAATTTTTTGTTGTCAGCTGAATCGTTTACAACAGTTGCATTAGCGGCACACATACTTAAGACTGGGTGATTTCCGTGACGTAATTTGCCATTTAACAATTTTGATTCAAGTTCGCGCAATGCAGGTGACATTGATACAAAACCCTGCCCAAAATCATAAAAACGCTCTAATTCTTCCTCAGAAAACCCTGCTTTTTCTAGCCAAGGCTTAAGAAATCTCATGTTATATCTGTCAAAAGCTAATGCCTGCACATTATAAGTATCAAATAAATCACGAAGATGCTTGGCTACAAACTCATATTCAATTGATCTTCCAGGCGTTGTTTTAAGCAATCCTTCTTTAGCCCAAACATCATAAGGCACTCTATCTGCCCTGCTTTTATCAACTAAGCCGTTTTCTGGTAGCCAGAACGTAGGATGCACATCACCAGATTCTGTTACGCATACCATTGCAGTCAAGTCAGATACAGACGACAAGTCAAGACCAATATAAACTGGCTGACCATCCATATCACTTGGCTCTTCGCCACAGCTTTCCCATATAGCCCTAGATACAAATGGATTCTTTGATTCAATTCTTTGATTTGCTACAAGGTTACGAAAACTTGCTTCTCTTGAAGGTATGCGTTTTGCTTCATCTGCTTGTCTAAACACTTCCTCATGGTTCATTAAATGCCAATTTGGTTGTGCTTTAGCCAATTCTTCATGGTCAAAAGGGTCTTTATCATCTGGAACACAATAAAGAACGCACTTAACTCTAGGATCAGCGCCAGTTAAAGCATCATCAATCAATAGAGATAACAAATCATCAGGTCTAGCCGCC